TCCACCGCAGGATCTGCAGTAGGCGTTTCGCTGGGCTTCACTCGATGCACGCCGTAGTGCGCCAGATCTGCATCACTCGGCGCCCACGAGAATGATTGCGTGGGTTCATCAAGCCTGAGCTGCCCCAGTGAGTAGGGCCAGATCACAGCACCTTCTTTCAGTCGAACGAGATCAGCCATCATGCCTGCACCCCCCAGGCTGCAACACAATCGGCATCAGCAGTGCCGAAGGAAGTAAGGCTCAATACGCCAGTCTTTGATGCGGCGATGTTCGCTGGCTTAATGCCGAGGAACTTCCAATCTGCCGGGAATGTAAGCGTTCGCTGTGACGCATCAGCAATAATCCGAATCACCACGGTGCGCCCTGTAGCAAGGTTGCTGGTAGTAAGCGTCAGATCACCAGTGAGGCTGATGGTGCGATATTGACCGCCAAGAGCTGACAGATCAAGAGCAACGCTAGTTGCGTAGGTGATTGCCGCATAACTGGTAGCTGGGGCCAAGCCTGCAGCAGTTGTAGTGAACAGCGGCAGCGTTGCATCCGCGCCGGTTGAACTGGCGAGAACGCGAGTGGCTGCGGTGTAGCTGAGATCAGTGGTGAGGCGGCTGTCGTCGCCTGCAGCCACCGTGCCTGCACTGGTGCCGACGTTCAGTGTGGCACAGCCGCCAAGCCCCAACGTTGTGCGCTGCGCCGCTGCATCGGCATCATCAAGCAGTGCTTTGCCAGCTGCGGTAATGTCACCACCAAGGGCAGCGGTATCAACAGCACCGTCGTCAATCGTCCAGACGGTGCCGATGCCGCTAACGGTGATATCGCCTTTGTCGCCATCAGCAACTCTTGCCAATCCCACAACATTACTAATAGTCGATAATCGAGTACTTCCACTCTGATTAACAATTATATCTTCAGCACCAGTTAAAGCAAATGCTGAAGGTAATTGGCTTATCTTAATGGTTCCTATCATTATTAAAACTGTACTGTAATTGTTTTATCATCTTCGGTGAGAAGTGCATTATTATTTTCGTCTGTAATAGTGTATTGGCTATATGGTTTAGTAATTGCAGTATATATCATACTATATATTATTCGATCTGTTGTGGTTGGTGTTGCTACTAAATTGATAAGTTCATTTTCTATTGTTACATCATAACTGACAAAAGTAGATCCCGTAGAAACAGAACTCACTTCAAGATTATTTATACTTATACCATTATTTACTGATAGTATTTTTACAGTATGAAAGTCAATACCATTAGTTGCCTGAATCGAATATTCAACTGTACCATACTCATCTACTGAAAGTACTTTATGAAGTGAAGTAGGAGTTAATGTTTGTGTAATTGTGGTATAAGATTTTTGTAAAGAAACAACTTCTCCACTATAATCAGAACCAGAATCATTATCTATGATACTAACTGAACTTACAGAAATATTAGGAGTATTAGTAAGTCCTTGTGCGACTGTTGCAATTCCTGCCACTGATGCATAGTCACCACTTCCTCCAGAAACAGTAACAAACTCAAACTTACCCAAACTATGATTATACTTGAGAAACTTATCATCATAAGCACTTGGATTTGTTGCAATACCAACAATATCATCAAGATACTTTAATCTCGTTTCGCCACCACCTCCAAGAGTGGAGAGTTGTTGTTGAATACGATTTAAGAAAAGACGATAATGTTGCTGAAGTTGGTCAAAAGTAACAAAGTTTTGATCCAGTGGAGTCAGTGGGTCTTTATTATCAGTAGAAGGTGGTTCATTAAGTAAACCTTCTTTGATAACCTCTTTAACTATTACTTCAGGTTCAACCCTAGAATAAGTTTCTCTAATAAAATCAATTTTCTTCTCAAGTCTTTCAAGATTATCTTGGAGATTACCTACTGAAAGTTTTTCAATTTCACTGAAAACTTCTTCTTTTAATTCTTCTAGTTCCTGATGGTGTTTTTTAAGATACTTATCTACATTATTAATGTGTTTCTCATTAATAATAACATCTGCTTTTACATCAACTAGTTCTTTTCTGTAGTCTTCTAATTTGTCATCAACAGATTCTTCGATATTACTGGACTTTTTATTAATAGTTTCTATTAAAGAAGAAGAAATACTTTCAAAATATTCTTTGTATTCATCAAACTTTTCTTCTGTAAGATTAGACTGATGGTTAATTTCTTTTTTTAATGTCAAAGAAAGTTCTTCAAAAGTAGAAGATATATCATCAACAATTTTAGAATATTCTTCTATCTTTTGATTTTCTTCTAAAATTTTATTTTCTAATATTTTAGAAAGATTACTATATGTCTTTTTTGTTTCTTTAACTTGAAATGAAGTTTCTTCTAATTTATTATTAAAGTAATTTATATTATTATCAACAACTTCTGCAATATTATTGAATTGTGTATCAATATTTTCTTGGAGGTTACTAATATCTTCTTCTACATTTTCTTTGAGTTTCTTGACTTGTTCGCCAACAAAAACTTCTGTCTTTATGACTTTATTTTTATACTTTGGTAGTTCTACATTTAGAAAATTATCTACAACTTCTGTAAGAGAATTTGTGGTTCTTTTAAACTCTTGTAAGTCTTTTTTGTTAAGACCTTTTACTTCACTTTGAATTAGTTTGAAGTTTTCATCAAGAACCATCATTTGAGAAAGCATGGCATTCTCAAGGTCAGTCTTATCTAGTTTTTCTTCTAAGTTTTGAGAAAACAATTCGACAAGATTTGAGAGTTGTTCGATTTTCTCAAATACATTTGTCTTCTCAGTAATTTGAGTTATGGTTTCATAATTTTCTAGAAACTTATCATAACTTTCAGTGATATATGGAGAAACCTCTGGAGATTCAAACACACCAGAAGTTTGTTTTTTCTCAAATAAATCTGATGGTTTCTTTAATGCCACTTATATAAAATTCGTTTTCTTATGAGATTATTTATTATACTATCTTTAGTGAGTGCAGTTAACAGTCCTGAGAGAGTGATACGAGCATCAGGACTGTTAGGAATGTTAAGAGTGTTATGAGGATTGGGAGCATTTTAACTGAGAGAATAGTTTTAGTAAGTGGGGAATACCTTCAGGTTTTATGAGTTCAGTGGTAGAGTGACTAGAATACCTCCACCCATTTTCTTTTGCGTATTTGAGTTGTTCTTGTTCTACATCAAAACATTCTCCCAATGTAGATTCATAAACTTCAACAATTGAAATTAAATGTTTCTTGAGTCTCTCTTGTAAGGTACGAACAGTTATCCCCAACTTAAAATGCATACCATCATTGTCTATATAACGAACCAAATACAAAAAACAAGGAAGAGTTCTTTGTTCTTCTGTTGGCAATCTACCATATCCACCAAATCCATCCCACCCTTCTTCTAGTTTTTTCTTCCAAGAGTTGCTTATATTTTTTGCTTTTTCTGGAGAACAAGGAACTCTTGCCGATGGATTTGGTTTTCCTTTTCTTGGAGATTGATAAACACCTTTCATACCTTTATTCCAAGCAACTTGTGCTCCTTTCAATCCCTTATTCCAAGGTTCTTTTCCTTTTTGCCATTCTGACCAGTTGCGAGTAATACCACATTTTTGCAAATGTTTATATACTGTCGATTTGGGAATGTCTAGATGATTTGCGATTTCCTGCGAAGACATTCCAGAAATATACATTTCTTCCCAAAGTTTTCTGTCAGCTTCAGTATATTTTTGGTTCATTTTGCTGCTCACGGTTATTTTTATTTATAAAAAAAGGGAACTCAGAAGAGTTCCTTAAAGTATACCGTTATTTGGTTTCTATGTCAACCAATAGAAGGAGCAGTTAGAGCAACAGGAGTTGCTTCAATGCTGGCCAAGTCAAGTGGGAAGTTGTGGCTATTTCTTTCATGGACCACTTCTAGTCCCAAATCTGCTCGGTTAAGGATGTCAGCCCAAGTTGGAACAACTTTACCAGTGTGGTCAAGAATACTTTGATTAAAGTTTAGACCATTCAGATTGGTTGAAGAAACAGCAATTCCAAGAGCAGCACACCAAATTCCAACTACTGGCCAAGCAGCAAGGAAGAAGTGTAGTGAACGAGAATTATTGAAAGAAGCATATTGGAAGATTAGACGACCAAAGTAACCGTGAGCCAATTATCCAAAAGTTTCCTTAAGGGTTGGACTATATCTTCACCAATTAAGGTGCTGGGCGCTCTTGCCTGTTATTAAGAAGACTGAACTTCTCAGGTAGTCTCTGAACCTTTCCCAGATGTATCTAGGACTTGGATGCTGATTGCCATATCCTTTTGGGACTTAGGTTTCCAGCAGTTCACCCAGTTTAGCGTGACCCGCTCTGTCAAGCCACGATGTTATATGTTTCTTCCTCTTGACCAAACTTATAACCATAATTTTGAGATTCGTTTTCAGTAGTCTCACGAACAAGACTGCTAGTGACTAGCGAACCATGCATAGCTGAGAAAAGACTTCCTCCAAAAACACCAGCAACCCCAAGCATATGTAGTGGATTCATAAGAATATTATGTTCAGCCTGAAAGACTAACATAAAATTAAAAGTGCCACTAATTCCCAAAGGAAGACCATCAGAAAATGAACCTTGACCGATTGGATAGATAAAAAGAACAGCAGTTGCCGCAGCCGCCGGAGCAGTAAAAGCAACAAAAATCCATGGCCTCATTCCGAGACGATATGAAAGTTCCCATTCCCTACCAGCGTAGGACCAAATACCGATCAGGAAATGAAAAACAATTAATTGATAAGGTCCGCCATTATAAAGCCATTCATCAAGTGATTGGGCATCCCAAATTGCATAAAAATGCAATCCAATAGCATTAGAACTTGGAATCACTGTAGCAGAAATAATATTGTTTCCATCCATAAAAGAACCGGAAACCATTTCTCTAATACCATCAATATCTACTCCGGGAGCAGCAATCATAGCGATAATGAAGCAGTTAGTCGCAACTAATAAAGTTGGAATACATAATACACCAAACCAACCAACATAAAGTCGGTTGTCGGTAGAAGTAACCCACTGGCAGAAAGATTCCCAGGGGTTAGTAGAATTGCGTTGTGCAATAGAAGCAGTCATTTTTCGTTAAAGGGTAAGTAATAGTTCGGGGGAACGAACGAGTAATATTATTCCCACGACACCCTCCATCGTGGGTATGAGAGACGCATTTATACTCCCTATAGGTCTCGGTTTGGGGAGTGACAATGTAACGAATTGTGAGGAATCCGTAACATTTGTTTACCTATTTATAGTAGCACAGGCTACTAACCTTGTCAACCCCTTGATTTAGGATTGGTCGGGAGTTCCCTCACCGACCCCATAAGAATACCACGGTCAGGGAACCCTGTCAATACCCCCATAAGACCCAACTAAATCTAAATACTTACACAGCTCCCATAATATGTCATCGCGCACATATAACACCAAATCCAGAGAGCCCTGGAACGCACCAATACATAATATCCTAAAAGCAATAGATAATCACAATCAAGAATACTTCAAAACAAATAACATTTGGCATTTGGAGAAAGCAGATATGTTGAGAAAATATCTACACGAACTCAAAACCTGGATCGCAACACAGGAGACAAATGGACATTAAACAAAGAGAAAAATGCTGGAGTTTTGTGATGTCATCATTCACAAGAACTTATGGTGTCAAAAGAGTGATGAACGAGGAGAAGTTCCACGAGATTGCACTCTTCTGGTGTGATGTCAATGCGATTGACAAATACAAAACTTTAGAAGAATATGATGCTTATTTTAAAAAATTATACGAGGAATGGCAATGACTGATTTTCCCTGGGGAGTAAGTATAGGACTTGGAATAGTTCTTTTAGGAACACTGGGCTGTATAGTGTACATTTGTTTCCTAGATAGTATAGAGGATAGATGAAAAGATTATTTCTTCTTGGATTGTTAGTTACAAGACTCATCACCAATGAAGGAGTGTTCAATGAAGGCAGAAGACCCAAACCAAAAACCCAGTCCCCAGAGGTCGTCAGGTTCATCAAGAGGACGCCCAAAAAAGGTGGAAAAAAAGGGTTCCGTATTAAATAAGTTAATCTTTGTCATCTGCTGTGCCATTATTGGATTCGTTGGAATCAACTTTGTTTCTTGTAACTTTATGATTCCAGGTTCTATGAATCGGGCAAATGCCAATGGAACATTAAAAAACCCTCCTCCTCTAGATTGTAAAGAATCAGAGAAAAAAGGTTATGAGACACTACTTACGATTTTAACTACCGTGATTGCACTAAGGACGAAGATTGAATAAACAGAAATATTTATTTTTTTCGAAGACGATAAACATAAATGTGTTTTCCCGGTGTATCGACATAATGTGCCTCACCAGTTTCCAATGCTTTCTTTACTTTTTTGGCGAAAGGTTTTAGTTTTTTGACTCCATTTTTATCAGTATAAAAAGTACGAATACATTTATCGTGATATGTTTGATCACCAAATTTGATCAATTTTCCTTTTGCTGTCATTCCACGATACTCGAAATTTGATGCCTTATAAATGGTTCCTTCGTGATTATGAAAAGTATCAGCATAAGAAACAACCACTTTATAGTCAGTGTTCTTCTTGAGCCATTTTAGTGTCTTTCCTATAAAATAACTTTCTGTATTTTTTGGTGTATTGTCAATACAACAAAGACGACGAAGTTCAATTACATCATCCTCAGAATCTGCATACTTCTTCCATGCGTTTGCCATACCAAGAGAACCATAAATCATGGCACCCACAAGATCATAACCATAAAACAAACCAAATACATGAGACACTCTGAGTCCATTGATGTTTGAGGAATAATGCCATTCCTCAATGAAGTCTCTAACTACCTGAATTGTGGTCTCTTTGACAGTAAATTCTTTAACTTTTACATCACGATAATCAAGATTTTCAGAGAGAAGGGATAATAGTGGATTGAACTTCTTCATATGTTTCTCTAATTACCTGTTTAATTGTATCACACAAGTCTTCATAATTTACTCCAATACTAGACCAAAAATCTTCTCCACCAATATACAAAACTTCGTCTTTATAATAACGATAAGATTCACTGATGGCAGTCACAAAAAAAGGAGCAGTATTATTTTTTTGTGTTGTATTAAGAAGTTTATCGAGAGAATCTTTCTTATGTGTTCCAGTTTGCGTTGTTTTTGTTAGTTTCATCTGCCCTTCACCAAATGAAGTTCTGATGTCAATTCCTACAGTTTTCTTTTCTGCCTTGTCAATGTTTACCACATCTTTCCCACAAACGGCAGCAATTTCTTGTAATTTTAGTCCTAAACAAGTAGAGAATGTTCTTTCAAGTGTTGAATAGATATTAATCTCTTTGATTTCGGACTTAACGATACTGAGCTTTTTTTGTGGCTGATTTAGGTTGTATTTTATTTTCTTAATTGTTTTTTCTTTAAGTGGAATAAGAACATCATATATTTCCTGAGATACCATAATATACTTTCGGTTTTTCTTATGAAACTTAGTTTCATAAGTCATTATATCCGATCATAAGAGATGTGTCAACTAGATGACCGATAAGTACCAACAAGTCAGGTGATATCATTTATAACCGATTTCTTTAAGACCTTCCCCCCAAAGTTGACTTTCTCTCTTGCGTCTTCTTAACAAACCTGCCTCTACAGAACTTCCAGGATTACGATAAAGTACCAAAGCATCAGGAACTTCATTCCATTTCTTTTCTTTAAGAACTCTGGTGATTGTATTAAATCCTGATGAATTGTAGAAATTCGCACCCAAGTTATATGCGAACGAAATCAAAGCAGATTTCATTTTATCATTCATCTCACTCCAATAGGGTATTTTTTGTAGAGGAGGAATAAACTCTTTATTGAGTTGATATATTAAGAGTTTTTCGCCCTCCTCTCTGGTAATTGTTTCGCCAATATAAAATGGTGTCCCATCCATTTTCCTAGTGCTACCATATGCGATAGTTATAGGTAATGCTCCTGTGTGAGGATCATAATATGCTTTGGAACTAAATCCTTCAAACTCCTTTATCAATTCAATTCCAGGTTCTGGAAGTCCCTCAAGTGTTGGTAAGGCACCACCTTGTGATGGTGCCTTTTCTACTTTTTTACATCAAATAGCCTACCCCAACCATCTTTTGGATTCTTTACTGTCCATCTTTTTTGTAGAGTAGACTTTTTATAAACTACTTTCTTACCATTATCCACCGATTTTGTATATCCATCATAAAGATTCCCATAAGGATCGTGCGCGTAATAATCTCCAGATTCAGTTTTGCCAATACAAACAATCATATGTCCTGAACCAGTAGGAGCAGATTCTGGACCACGATGCAAAATACCAAGAACCACAGGACGACCAGCCTCTAGCTCTCTATCCAAATCATCAAAACCCAAATCATACCTAAATGCAGATTTGACTCCATAAGACTCTAACACTCTTGTTTGAACTGAGTGGTCAGTGGAGTTTCCTTGTGCTAGAACTTTTCTCAAGTAAGCATCATCACCTCTTGCACCTGATGGTAATGAATTGGGTTTAAGATACTCAAGACACATAGCACAAGCAGAAGAGTTACAGGTACTATCTGGAAGTCTATAGTTATCTGTTTGTGGATACCAAGGAACATCTAATAATATTTCATTAGAAGATTTAGTTCTTGCTCTATAAATCCTCACCCAGTTTGCATCATCTTCTAGTTCTTCTGGTGCTTTTTCTAAAAGAACTCTTTCAAAATCATCTACTGCAGCACGATGCTTTGGATTATTTTCATCAAAATACTTAAAAAAGTTTCTTAGTTCTATTTGCATTTTAGTACCTGAATTCCTCTAATCTATCTAGGAGTTCGTTCAGGTGTTTCTGTGCTACTGCCTTTG